GGTAACCGGTGTTGCTCATGATCTGCTTTACCGCGTCCATGCTGATCTCACTTGACTCATCCCGCTCGTCCGCGTCGCCCTTCATGTTCATGAGGACGTTGATGATCGCTGACTCCAGGTCAGTGTCGCTCTTGTTGAATTCGAAAAATCTCACGGGACTACTTCCCGGCTAGTTTGGAGTAGAGTCTATTAGAAGCCTCGAAAACTTCTCGTGATTCTCTCTGCTCACGGCCTTCTGGTTCCGTGCCACCCGCTTCTGCGTCAGAGGCCCCAAACTCGTCTGTCTCTTCTCCACCCTCGGAGTCCAGTGAGTCTAGGTCTGTGTCCATGTCCGTTGCCATCGTGTCATCTGCGCCCATAGGGTCTGAAACCTCTTCTTCTCCGGTCAATATTCTTACACCGTTGTCTAGCTCTTGTCGAGTAGTCGTCAAAGTGGCCTCCGCCTGTTCAATCGCTGGTTGGATCTTCTGTAGAAATGCGTCCGCCTTGTCGGCGCCCATCTCGTCTCTGATTCTGTCCGCCAACTCCAGCATGCCTTCCGTCTTCATGGATGCTAGGTCTTCCAGGAACGATGTTACCTTGTCCATCATGTCCTTCGCGGCCAATATTAATTCTGATTGCTCTTCAACACCTTCTTTGGTCATTATCTTGCTGACTATCTTCTTCTCTTCTTGATCCAGCGCCTGACCTTTGTCCAGTTTGGATTTGGCTGATAGTGTTGTTGTGGCCACCTTGGTCATTGGGTCGTTCATGTTGCCACCATACTCGGCCAGTTTGCGTTCATTGATGGCCTGGTTGATGATGTCCAGCATCATCTGGTTCTTCTGGTACTTGTCGTCTTTCAGTTCTCTGCCGAAATGCGTGTTCTGTGTGATCTCGTGTATCTTGGTCCTCACGTGGTTCGCGTAGTCCTCCAGTTCCTCCTTGGTGAACTGTGAGAGATCCATGGTCTGGTTGAATCTTGATTCGAATTCTTTAAGCAGTGATTCTGTTGTTATGGGTTTTGTAAGTTCTAAGCTCTTCATACGTGTTTATTTATTATCTATGCGCCGAACGTGTCATTGAAAATCATCTGTATCCTCGACTTACACTCGTCCGCTAGGCGGTTTGCGACGTCCAATCTGTCCCAGTAGATGTCCTCCATCGCCTCGTCCTTGTTCTTCTGTGCTTCCTTGATCATCCTCTTGGCGTTCTGTATGTCGAACAGTTGGCTCGCGAACTTGGTGTCCAGTTCCATGAGGTTGGTGGGCACGTTCTTGCCGTCCGCCAGGTGGTGTGCCACCAGTATCGCGGTCTGTTTGAGATTGATGTCCTCGTGTATGATGCTGGCCTCCAGCATGTCCGCTATCACGTAGGCGTATCGGGTGCCGGTCAACTTCTTGGGCACGATGGCTATGTTGCCGATCAGGATGCCCTTGCTGAACTGCTTGGGCAGGTGTCGGAACGGTCTCCGTGCCTCTTCCCGTCGTGCGAGCTCTGCCAACTTGTTCTTGAGGCCGTATGCCTCTATCTGTTTTACCAGTTCTGATCTATTTTTTTGTGTCATTCCGAACGATCCTAATCTGTCTATTTAAAGCGTATTGGACGTCGGTGTCAAGTTTCTTCCTGACGAATATGGCCTTGTCGGCCAGGCGCTTGGCCCTGTCTTGTTGTTCCGGTGGTAACTCACTGCCTCGAAATGATTCCGATCGGTGTTGCATTATGAATGACATGTCTTCCTCTGTCACGAAGACCTTTACCCGGGGTGCTATCTGTATGAACATGTGTGTTTGCTGGATATGGCTGTTAGCCTGGCATCTTCATCAGGATCACCACCACTGTTGATAGTAGTCCCGCCACCACTGTGCCCGCTGTTGCTATGATGGTCTTGGTCTGTGACTTGTGACTGGTCGACATATCGTCATTCATCTTGGCCAGTCTCAGTTCGATCGCACTCAGCCTGTCGTGTAGGCCCTTGTACCTCTCCGAACAGAGGTCCACGTGTGCTTCTAGGTTTGTCTTTTCTAAATCTGTTGTACTCATTAATCTTATATACTCTCTCAACTCCTGTTTGATCTCTCTGATCTCCGCTCCTAAAGCCTGGAATTGTGCCTGTGTCATCGCCTGTGCTAGCCTTAATAAGTTTTGTAGTGTGTGCCTTAATCAAGTATTATTTATCTATGGGACCAGCGTATGAAAAGTAGGTGTTTTTACTGACAGGCATCATGGTGTCGAAAGTGCTCAGGGGGAATGTGACAGTCTCCTTGCAGAAGGAGAGTATGGGCACCTGGTGGAAGTCCTCCACTAGTTGTGCCACGGGATCCGTGTCGTCACCGTACACACCGGTCTGTTCCGTGAAGAACTGGAAGTGCCACGTGGTCTGCCGGCCCTCGTAGAACGATCCGAATATGTGGTTCTTGAGGCTCTGTATCTCGATCCGCTGTGGTGGCAGTTCCCAAGTGATGTTGCCCCTCATCTGTAGGAGTTGTAGCATAGTGTTGAAGTTCGAGTTCTGGTTGCGGGCTATGGCCAACGAGTGCTTGTCGTGTATGACCTCCCCGGCTTTAGTCTTGAACGGGAACGCCTGCTTCAGGTTGCCGTTGTCTGTTATGTCCACCAAGGTGTGAATCCTGTACTCGTGCATAGCGATATTTAAGTCATAAAAAAAGGGCGGAGCCAATTAAGGACCCGCCCTTTTGTTGATCCAGTCTGTTGACTAGTGGTTATGCTTACGCATCACCCCTTTGGTCGAACATTCCGTAGATGGCATCATCACCTGTTGAGCCTACGCCCTCTGGTAATAATGTTCTGATTTTAACGTGAACGTTACCTGCTGAGTCACTAACCGCTAGGCTGGCTAGGATGTCAGACTCAAGGTCAGCTTCAGCGTCCGCTATCACCGTCGTGTCAACATCCATGTTGATGTCGCCGGCTGAGTCCGCGTTGTTGAATTGACCCGGTGTGCCTTCAACGATGAACTGGTATGAGTCGATTGAATCATCCGCGTCTATCGCCGCCACTTCAGCCGCATCGTTGTCAGTGGCTTTCGCCGCTGTTCTGTATGATGCCGCAAGTAGTGTACCGTTCTTGTTCACGACCTTGGCTGTCTTGTCAAACACAGAGTCAAGTGACTCAAGGTTTGTGGCAGAAGCCGTGATCGCGTCATCGAAGATGACTTCAATGAAAGTTAAACCCTTACCATTGAACGCCTGTCTTCTTGTTAGATCAGTTGATCTGTTTTGTGTTATTGGCATTGTGTTTCTCCTTTTATGCTATTGCGATTACGCTAGTACCATTTCAGAAGCCGCAACAGTTGAAAGACTCACATCGTAAGTCGTGTCATCTGAAGTTGCTGTTCTAGTACCTCTGGCCGCTAGTGCTGTACCTAAACTTCTGATGTAGGTCTGCATGTTGGCCGCCGCTGTCGCTGTTGGAGAAGCAACGTTACCGTCTGAGTCACCCCAAGTGTCTTCACCCTCAACACCCACAGTGATAACACCGTTGGTTGTTGTTACGTTGAAGTACTTGATTGTTCCTCTGGTTTGGATCGCTTGCATGATCTTGTCCACGATTCCACCGTTGTGTGTTAATCCATCGATGTCAAGAGCAGTGTTAGTTGCATCCTTCACTGTTACCGTGAAAAATTCAATGTCCTTACCTGAACCGATTGATACTTTGTCTGCTGTGTAGAAAGCAGTACTGTTTGAGTTAATTGCCATTGTTAATCCTCCTTTTTATCTGATTTAAATGACTATGATGCCGCTCAGGCATCAAGTTAAATGTATTTATGGGTGTGTTTGGTAAATTATGCTGTATTATTACGTTTTCAGCCAGACTTCGTCACTTTTGGTGCGTTTTTCATATCTGTAGCCCAGATCTCGCAATATGTCCTCGGCACGTTTCACTGTGTCTGCCCTCTTGTCACGCTTCATCTCGATGTTGATCACGGCGTTGTTCTTGGTCAGTGTGTCGCGGGCTCCCTCCAGCAGGGGCACCTCGAATCCGTCCACGTCTATCTTGACGAAGTCCACGTTGGTCAGTCCAAAACTGTCCAAGGTCCTGCACTGGATGTCACCTGCACCCTCGTTCAAGATCGTCGAGTTGAAATCCTGTTGGGCCTGGTGTTCCTTGTTGGATAAACCATAGGGCCATAGTACCACGTTGGTTTCCGCGATGTTCTTCTTGAAGCACTGCCTAAAGTTGGGATTGGGCTCGAAGCATATCACACTGTGGAATCTTTTTGCCAGTGGTCTGGTCCACTGACCTACGTTGCTACCTATGTCCAGGCACACGCGCCATTGGTTCACGTAACCCAGTGCGGCGTCCCTCTGTGGCTGTTGGCCATGTCCGGCGTCCTCCAGGTATGTGGGTTCGGTGTGCTGTCCATACAGCACCCAGAAACTATTCTCGCTTGGCATCACACTCTTGACAGCCGCAGTCCGGACAGTCAAGACACTCGGTGCATGATTTACCACAGTGCTGTTCACAGCCACACCGCTCACAGATGTACTTGATCATCACACGGCCCCCTTCATGGCCCTGTGTAGGTCCGTGCCCGCCAGTTTGGCGGCTAGATGCTGGAGCAGTTTCTTCCTTGTGACCTGCTTGTTCTTGTCATCCAACCCATTGTAGTTGGCGATATTTCTTCTGAGGTTCTTGTAGTTGGCGTCAGTTATGTTGAGAGCCCTCTCCAGTTGCGTCAGATTCCGGTAGTGGTCTTCCCAGGTCCTTAGGTATCTCCTCACGGCCATCACGGGCACCGGTTGCCTCTGCCTCATGGCCTGTGCTTGGTTCTTGTTCTTTAATTTTTTTGTTATCTCCGGATCACCGGTCACTATGGCCAGCATGTTGGCTAGATCATTGTTGATCATCCTGACCTGGTCAAACGTGCCCTTGGCCATGGTCTGGTCTGCGTATGATTTAGCAAAGTCCCTCATCTCCCTGATCTGGCTGAACAATGAAAGCGCGAGGAAACTGAGGTATATCCTCTCGGTGACTTCTGGAAACGTGTATCTCTGCAAGTCACTCTGTCGCCTTATGACCTTGCCCTCAGATACATACTTTAAGAATGGTGTAAGCATACCCATATTTATAGATACTATGCAACGTAATTTTATATTGACCGACGTGATGAAGACCGGCAACCACCTAGAGCTGGAGGACTACATCAACATGAATTCCATGCCGCACCAGGATTTCCACATGACCGGGGAGTACTACACACTGCATGACTACAACCTCGACGCCTATGATCGGAGGTTCGCCATGATAGACACCCGTGTGGAAAATCAACGGTTGAAAGACAATCCAGAGTTCATGGCAGAGATAGATCGCAGGATACAGCTCTTGAAGAGCCAGAACTTCGTGTTCATAAAAACCACGCCATGGGAGAGTCCCTCCACGCTGGAATCAGAGGACACATGGCCCATGGTGGACGTGCCGCACGTCAGGTGGACCGGCGACACCAGCTGGTTTTGGTGGCTGATGTACAAAAAGTACAAAGATCATGATTTGGAATTCAAACACACAGAGAAGAAGTTTGACTTCCTTTACCTCAACAAGACACCAAAAAAGCACAGGAAGAAATTATACGATCAACTGCACACCGACATCAACACGGGTAGTCTGGTGTCATATTGGCCTACCCTTAAGCTAGCGCCGGAATATGAAATTGTGCATCCTTATCCAGAACGGGGGTTGGACCAAACGATCATGCCCAGGCAGTATGAAGACACCAAGTACTCCCTGCTGTCCGAATCTACGGACGTCAACACAGAAGTTTTCATGACCGAACGCATCTGGAAATCTATAATCGCTGAGCACGTGTTCGTCGTCCATGGCAACTACCTTTACCTGCAGAAACTCAGGGAGATGGGTTTCAAGACATTTTCGAAGTATTTTGATGAGGGCTATGACCTTGCGCGAGATCAAAACGAACGGGCGGAAAAGATAGCCAACACCTGTAGGGATCTACTCACCAAGAACTGGCAAGACATTTACCTGCAAACGAAATATTTAAGACAGCACAATAAGAATAACTTCTTTGATGAGGGCAGACTAAGTGCTGAGATCAATAAACAGTTATCAATTTTTCTTGAATTTGCTGATCGCAGTTAGATTCCTCCTGGAGAATCCCAACCTATCAACCAATTTGACCGCACTGCCCGACCGGTCCACTGCCACGAAACCCTCTGGCTCAGTGACCTCCAAGCCACTGTCGGTTTGCTGGAATGAACCTATGGCCTGGGCCTGGTTCATCTTCTTCAGCACGAACGCCTTCATGGTCTGTACAGCACGATAGAAAGTCAGCATGGCCTGTAATGGCTTCTTGGCCCTGTTGAGGAAGATGGGCATCTGTTTTATCTTCTCTTGTCTTAAGTTGAGAGCCTTCTGTGCTTTCAGGCCTGACATCTGCTGTGTCATCCTGTCGTTGTAGAACCTCTTGAATCCCAGTAGGAACCGGTTGGCATCGTTTGGAAGTTTGCCTTCCCTGACCATGGCGTTGATGTACATCTGGAACATGGGCACGAAGTCCTGATTCTGTCCCAACACGCTGGCGAGGTTCCTCGGCACGTTGTTTAACAATGATTCCAGTTTCTCGATACCATTGTAGAACTGTTTTGTTTCCACGTCTGTGAACTTGGCCGACCCTGACACGTCTTTATATGTTGCGTTGTCAAAGAACACGTCTGGTGACTGGGTAAACGCATCAACATCCGCTCCCGCCTGGGCGTTCATGTCCGCCAGTGAGTCCCCCACGTATGTGGTGTGGAATATGATGCCCACCTTGGCCCTGTCAATCCGCCGTCCTAGGTCTGACTGTTCTGGCACAGCATAGGTGATGGTGTTGGGTGTGAACGTGAGGTTGGGCTTGCCGTCGATGTTCTTACGAGTTATGTCCTCGTCGGTGAACAACAGGTCACCCTGGTACACTCCAGTCATGTCCAGTTTCTTGAGATGCACAAGACACTTGAGTAATTTCTGTCCCAGGTCGTCCGTGCCATGGTTGTTTGCTATATCTCGCTTGGTGTAATTTACTTTTGCCGCCTTGGCGAAAACTGACTTGGTGCCCACGAAGAACCGGCCGTTGTCGGGGTTGATCCCACACACCACCGCGGGTGCGCCATCCCATTTAACTGACACCTTCACGGCCTCTGAGCTAGTTCCTTTCAGTGTTAGTAGCAGGCCCCTGAAATAATCCAATACGGCCCGACCACCCTCGTAGCCGTCGGTGATCACGATGTCCTCGATGTGCTCCAGGTGTGTCCTCTTGAATTCTGTAAGGACGTCTTCTATCAGCATGTGATTAGTCCTCTTGGTAGTCGCCGTCTATGGTCTTCAGCACGTTCTGTTTGATGTCTCTGTTTTCTTTTATCCTAGCAACGCCTTTGCTGAACTTGGATGCATCCATGTTCTTAAGTGCTGAGTTGAATTTCTTTTCAAGTTTGTATGCGGTGTCCTGGTCGAAGTTCTCCCTGATGTAGTGCATCAGTCTTATCGCACTTTCCAGGATGTGTGATGCCCTGCTCTCGACCACCTCCTCCTTGTCCCTTTTCAGGGGCATTGAGCTGAGTTCTTCCAGTAGACTTCGCGTGTGTTTTTGCATATCTAAGGTATTTACTCTTTATTGTAGCATAATAAAAGCAAAAGTCTACTTCAAATGTTGTCGTAGATAGTTCGAAAGGTAGTTTTCCAGCGTTCTGTACTGTGCGGGAGCGTGATGTATGTTATAATCTGTATGGTCATTGTCTGGCATGTTCTGCCACATGTATTGGTTACCACAAAACGAAAACAGATCTATAATATTTTTGTTTGACTCTATAAGATCAGTTTTAGTAAATCCTTTGTAACCTTTGATGTGTTTCCTGTCAAACTTGTTGCACATGTCAAACATGATATGATTTATATTCCTGCTTTCCAAGAAGGCAGACAGTAAAACCACTTCTGTAAAGACCTTGTCCCAGTAAGTCTTTATGTTTGGTATATTACCATAATACAGATCTATCATTAATGCCAACTTTTTCTTGTCCACCTCCGTGGCCAGCGTGTGTCTAGTGGAATCCAAAAGCTCTTTTCTCTGTAGGGGGAACCATGCTCCGTCGATGGGATCTTCGTTTTGTGCGATGGCTAACTCCCATCTGTGAGCGAAGGTGATCGGTATGATGACAAAGTGCGGATTACCATTCTGTGCTATCCATTCAACTGTTGTCCTACAGGTCCGTTGGAAACTGGTCGCCGCTTTTGATATGTTCTCCACGCTATCGCACCCAAGAGCCGAAACAAATTGGTTAGATGGGTTCCAACACTCCCCAAAACTACAACCATTTATTAATAAAGTGTTCATTTATTGTTTTTAATTAGTGCTCTTGAGCAAATCAACATATATATTTTACATGAGAATGAATCCACAACAGTTGCGCAGAATGTACTCTCACCCGGATCCGGACCTCGATCTAGAGGACGAGTTCTGGCCCTTGATGGGTGTGTTCGTCACCATACTGTTGGGTTGGACAGGACTTATACATCTGATCGACTGGCTGACCTTTAATGCCATACCGCTCTGGATGGAACCATTCACCATCACACCCTTGATATTCCTCGTGGTCATGAAGGAGCGATACGATAGCATCAATCCCTTACACTGGTGGCCCATGTTCTGGGGTTACCGTTGTCCATTGCCGGAGGAGGATCACATAACCATAAGGCCACTGGAAGCCGAGGATGTGTTGAAGAAATACGGTGGCAGGATGAATGTGTTCATCGTGGATCACGAGCACATCAAGTTCCGCAAGCGGAAGGATGCCGTGATGTTTGGATTGACTAACCTTATTTCCTAGCGGGTCGGAACACTGAGCCGTTGATCTCTTCGTACAGTCGCAACTTGTCAGACAGCTCTTTGATTATCTGTTGGTAGTCCGCTATCTGCACCTCGAGGTTGCCCAGTTGCAGTCTCAAGATCCTTATCTCGTCTTGTAGGTCTACCTTATTTTCCTTGTCCTGCATACGCCTTGTAACTTCTCTTCTTGTGCTTGTTCATGGAGCTCTTCTTGATCCTGCTCTTGTTCCTGCCTTGAGAGGTCTTCTTGGCCGCGCCTGGTGTGTATCCTGATGTGTTGTGTAATGCCATGTCTCGATTATATAGTAGACACGATCTCAAGTCAAGTATATAATGTAAATAGTTTTATGATAAAGTTCTCCCTAAAGTGTGAGTGTTCGGCCAAGTTCGAGGGCTGGTTCCCCAGCAACGAGGACTACGAGAACCAACTGGCACAGGGACAGTTATTGTGTCCAATGTGTGACAGCACACAGGTCAGGAAGGACATCATGGCACCAGCGGTGCCAAAGAAGAGCAACGCTCGGAAGCGTGGTAAGGCGAAAGTCAAAGAGATGGCGGGTGACCAGATGGTGATGGGTGGACAGGCCCGAACACTGTTGAAGCAGATACAGAACCACGTGGAACAGAACTTCGAGAACGTGGGCAAGAACTTCGCTCGAGAGGCCAGGAAGGCACACCGGGGCAAGAGAGATCTGGAGTTCTATGGAAATCCCTCCAAGAAACAGGTGGATGATCTCATCAAGGACGGCATAGACCTGTTCCAGGTGCCCAAGGTAAAGGACAACTAAGTGAAGATACAAAATAGAGGGGAAATCATAGAATGGTTGAAACTTCTATATGCCGCCGGCAAATGCATCAAACGTTTCAACGACTTTCCGTTGTCGGAAGTGAAACAGATCGATATTGACCAGGAACTTTCCACACTATACTCGAAGTTCAAGAATGATCCAAATGATCACAACTCTTATATGTTCCATAAGACGAGACACCTCATAAAGAACCTTGGACGAAACAAAATGCTGTGTCCCATGGTCTCAATCGTTGAGAATGACAGAGTTGATACTCCCCATCCTGGATTCAGTAGAATGTTGGCGTGTCAGTTCCTTGAGATGTCACACGCCCCTGTTGATATTATATGTGATAAAAGTTTTGTGGTTCATGATAAATTGGAACACGTCATAGTCGACGACATAGTAAAATTTGAATCCGCCTTTGAAGTAATAGACACCACCGCCTACGTCCAGACCTGTTTCGATGCCCCACCTTACGTGTTATGCACCAGAAGTCCGTATTGGAAGGGTGAATGGTGGTACATGGTAAACATGGAAAACCCAACGTTTTGGTTTGAAGATGACTCTGAGGAATGGGAATCTATGTTTGGTCACCGAACATTTGAAGATGTCAGAGACTACTACCAAGTGACCGAGGTCAAGGACAACTAATCGCATAGATACTGACTTTTCTCACCGGTTGACCTTTCACTCGTCTTAGTATATAATAGTTGTTGATGCGTAGGATAACAGAGATTGAAACTCCGGCGAATCGTAAATTAACAAACTAAGGAAAAGGAAACAATATGCTAACAGGTATGTTTAATACACTTTTTCCATCTACTAAAAAGGAAAAGACCATGGCAAACTCAACACAATACGTTGTATACACTAGAAACTTCAAATCAAGAGCGAAACAGATCGGTGTATTTGCGGAACCGGCTTCTTCATACAAAGTGAATGGTGAAGTACACGGTGGTAAAATCAAGTTCAAAAACATGGCAGTGAAAAACACTGCTAGAAAAACAGCGACTAACAAGTTGTTATCTAAAGGTATTGATTTTACAGTTGAAGTGTTAGGTACAGCACCTAAGGCTTCTGCTTTGACAATGAAAGCAAACATCATTTCATTATTAAAGAAATCAGGCAGAAAAGTAATCAACTACTCTGCTTAATTCCCAATAGTTAAGTTGTTAAAGGGGCGGGAGGCGACTATCGCCCCTTTTTTAAGTATAAGTAAAGATGAGACAAGAGTAACAAGACAAGACGCAGAAGACATAACAAACCTCCCGCCCTATTTTAGATACAGACTACCTCACAAAAATAACCAATAAAGAAAGAACAAACATGAGCAATCAAGGAACAGTTAAATGGTTCAACGCCTCTAAGGGTTTTGGATTCATCGCCAGCGAAGACAAGGACGTTTTCGTACACATCTCAGCAGTGGAGGCCGCAGGCCTGACTTCGTTGAATGAAGGCGACACGGTATCGTTTGAAACACAGGATGGTCCCAAGGGTCCAAGTGCTGTGAATCTATCAGTAGCGTAGTATAAGATAAAGAAAGGGCGTTAGAAATATCGCCCTTTTTTTTACTCGAAAGTTTCTGTTTTTGCCACAGTGGTTCCGTCCGGACCTATCCACTCCAGTTTGAACCATTCGATGTCTCCAGCACGCCATGCCGTAGAACTGTCAGAGAGGTTGGTAACTGCTGTTTTCCATGATGCTTGATCAATGCCAGACGCAAATTCAAATGTTACCACCAGAGTTTGATTTGAATCTGCTAGAGCATAGGTGATAGTTGGGTTGGAATTTGTAAGGAAGGTGCTGTGGAAGGCACATTTGGTCTGTGCATCCGAAACACTAGAAAAAGTATCAATTGAATTGTCGTCTAGTCGTCTTCTGAAATATTCCTTGTGTCTTAACTCTATTGCCATTTTTTAATACTTTTTTGTGACTGCTGTATTAAAGATTAACTGTATCACCAACCGAACCGTCTGGTAATAACCATTCCGTCCTGAAGTGCTCCACCGTGTCCGTGGCATCTACTGGACTGAAAGGCGTTGAACTGTCACTCCAAGCGCCGTCGATAGCGTTCTGGAATGCTGTCTGGTCGGCATCTGATTCAAACTCATAGGTAACAACCAACGTCTGTCCACCGTCCTCAAGTGCCTCTGTCTTTGTGGGTGTCGAGGTATCGTAAACAGATGTGAACCCGATCTTGGTGTTGGCATCTGCTGTCGATGAGAAAGTCTTAAGGGTGCTATCTGCTCCTCTGATTCTGAAATATTTCTTGTGTCTGTATTCTGCCGCCATTTTTGAATCTCCTAGTTAGCAAACGTATTTATACTGTAAATACCTTTATGCGCGTAAAACACCTACACATCGAGGCATCCAGCCACTGCAACGCCCGTTGTCCAGGGTGTCCTCGTAACGGATATGGTTTTCCGCTAGAAGGGTTTTTCAAAGCAACTAATCTTGCTACCGACCAGCTACGAGAGATCCTCAAGCGATTCCCAGAGGTAACCAGCATCAATTACTGTGGTAACCACGGTGATCCTATGATGAATCCTGAGATTGCCGAGATGTGTGATCTGAAAGGTGTAAATTGCTCCATAGCCACCAACGGCAGTATTGGCAAAATCTCCACCTACGAAAAGATCGCTCAAACGGGAACCAAGATCACGTTTGGCATAGACGGTTTGAGCGATACAAATCATCTTTACCGACAAGGAGTTGTATGGGACAATTTGATGCTCCGTGCCCGGGCGTTCATTGAAGCGGGAGGCCAAGCTACCTGGCAATTTATAATGTTCCAACACAACATGCACCAAGTCCAACAAGCCAAGAGGATGAGTGAGATAATGGGATTCAAAAAATTTTTCACTTTGGATGTGGGCAGGAATAACATGCCGGCAATTCAACCCGATAAAACAGTAAGCCACTGGATTTTGCCTCCGGACATGAATGCGAGGCCCACGGAGTTTGATGTTGATGCATACCTTAAAATGAGGTACGATCCAGTGGACTTTACAAGCTCCACACAAGAAAGCATCAAAATATCATGCGAGCATCTAGATGGCAGTGTATATGTCAACAGTGAGGGAGAGTTTTTTCCCTGTTGTTATCATGGTTTTGGACACGTAGATCGACCAAAGGTGTATCTCGAGGAATTTGAACAGGTCAAGTCAACTTGGGAAACAAAAAATTGTAATCAGGTCTGTGCTGAATCTTGTGGTTTAGTTAGAAAATAAAATATTTCAACCAACAAAGCCTCCATTGCCAGGCACGTGATTTCTCACAAAGACCTGCAGTGTTTCTGGCTTCTCGGCACCTTGCCATTTGATATCATTGGCGCAGTATCTTATGCCATTTTTGTTGAGGTTGGAGACATTGATCCACCATGCCTGCTGGGCATCACTGCTGGTAAACTCCAATGTGACCTTTAGGGTTTCCCCCGAATCCTCTAAATCATAGGTCACAACGGGACTGTTACTGGTGAGATATGTGTTGTGGAACGCACATTTCTCCTGTGCGTCTGTGATGCTCGTGAACTGGTAAAATGAGCCGTCGGGCAATTTCCGCTTGAAACGTTCGTGATGTGTGAACTCTGATGACATGTTTTATTGGTAGATAAGTACCTGTATTTATGTTGGACAAATTAAGTAAAAAAAGGAAGACCCATATTCCGGTGTTCCAAACCGAACTCTTTATGACAGTCATGCAGACATCTGAAAACATCAAAAGCAGTCTCAATGATCTGGAATCTAAAATTAAGCACTGCGAAAATTTAGTGGTGGTTCATAACGAAAACATGAACTTTCATCGTTTCTTTGATGAGCGGTTCGTTGAGTTGGTAAAAAATAACATGGACAAGTTTATTGTATTGGTTGAGGGGGAGGATAAAAATTTTCCTTTTCCTTACCAACAACACAATAACTTCTGCCTAGAAATACAACACAACAACCAGGGTTTGCCTAAAATAAATCATGACACCAAGACAAAAGATTTTTTAGTGTTAGTAGGGAGGCCGGACAAAAAAAGGGTAGAACTGGTCAAGGCCATGGAGACACTTGATCTTCTGAAGAACAGTTATGTCAGTTGCAAGGCTGTTGAGTCTGGGTGTGTGTATCACCTTGAAGAAGACATCGAGGGATTTCGTGAGGACCCATACACGCTTTGCCAAATACCTTTCATCCCGCACTTCCAAAACTCCAAACTCAGCGTCGTCCTGGAGACGGAGATGGAGAGGCCCTCATACCAATTGAGTGAAAAAATCTACAAACCCTTGATGACTGAACATCCTTTCGTGGTGTTGGCTCCCGCTGGATATCTCAAGTACCTTCGATCACAGGGCTATCAGACTTTTGGCAAATGGATGGATGAGAGTTATGATCTTGAACCGGACATCAACAAAAGGATAGAAATGATAGCCAAGGTCTGTAAAGACTTTGTTGACTCTGATGTCACCCTCTTTTATCAACAGACGGAGAGTGTGAGACAACACAATAGGAATAAATTCTTTTCCGTTAAACCCCGTGGTCTAGATATTACACTTTCACTTTCATCACTTTGGTTAATGGGTATGCGTAATATTACAGTTGAATCTGAACTTGATTTGGCCCCTTATAATCCTCAGTTGTCACATGATGGACATAAGTGATCAAAGCAGTCTATTTCGTGGTCCATACATCATTTTACATCATTTAGTGTAATAACCGTAGTAGACCACATTGTCGGCCTTGGGATAACTTCTCCACGGATCAAATATGATTGTTTTGGTGTCTGTTGTTATTTGATCTGATTCATGCACCCTTACTATGACTTCAACGGGGTCATCGATACCGTCCACAATCATTCCGCCATGCTTTTTGACGTAGTGTTGCACTAACAATGAGTAAGATCCATCCACTAGAGCTGTGCCTGGCTTGTAGGAGTCAGAAGTGAAGAACACGTTCTTGCCGTGTTTAAGGATAGCCACGGCCATGTGTTCTGCCTGTTGTTCTCTGGCCGTCATTATGCTCTCAAACAGATCGTAACCCAGACCTAATTCTTTGGCCAGCCATCTCAGCGCGATATTGTCTCTGGGGTGGCAGGCACCGCCATCGCCCATGCCCGCTTTCATGTAGGCCGGACTCACTATTCTCTTGGTGGACCTAGACAAGGCCTGTGTGACTCTGTCAACGTTCATGTGCCCTATATTCTGTGCGACGTCCTGGATCATGTTGACCAACGCTATCTTGTTGCTGATGAATGTGTTGTAGAATATCTTCATTGACTCCACTTCCTCCCAAGTGCCGGTCTCCACGCGTGGATAGTTGTCACAGACGACGTTGTAGAAACTTTCTAGAAGTTCAGTCCTCTGTTTACATAACTTCCCTTTGGTCCCCCATTCTGTTCCTATCATGATCATCTCTGGGTTCACCATGTCATCAGCGACGGTGCCCATTGCTATCAGATAGGGATTATAGACGAGTCCGGTTTTGGTCATTATAGGCGCAAGTTCTCTCCTGACTGTGCCTGGAAGCACAGTTGATATCAGCACAATGGTCTGTTGTTCTGTGCATATGTCGTTGATTCTTGAGAGTGTCTCCTTGACCGTGTCGTAGTTGAAATCCTTGACTTCTTTGTCGCTAGTTGGTTCTCTGCCGTCATATCCTGGCTCGTGTGGTGTAGGCACCGCTATGAATACTATATCTCGGTCTGTGACTGTTTCTTTTAGGTCTGGATGCACATTGATCAAATTACTTGTCTTGGTCACGGTGTCAAACCCTGCCACGTCGAATCCTTTCCTGGCGATGGCTTCCGCACAGGGCATGCCAAGTTTGCCCAGTCCAACGAAGGCAATTTTCTGCTGGTATAAAATTTTATTTGTTCTAAAAAAATCCATCATTAATCTCTGTCCAGGTCCTGTGTGAGACAATGTATGCCCGTGTCCCAGAACCATCTATGCCTGAAGGGAGTCACGTGAAGCTCTATGCCATGCCTCTTCATGGCCTGCCTCACCTGCTTGTTTTCCGTGCTACACAGGGCATTCTTCTTGTCCAGCATCAGAATGTTTACCATGAAGGCAGTCTCGTTCACATTACCTATCCAACTGTTGAAGTAGTAATCCACCATTTCGACTAGGTCTTTGTTTTGCTCCATGCCTTCTATGAACCATTTGTGTTCTGCTGTCATCATCTGCTGTTTGAATTTATCATCCTTTAACGTGATCTCTGCAGGAACTGACACCACTTCGGCATCTGGGAAGATACGGTTGTAATCTATGGTGTCATATGCCGATATGATCAGTGTTTCCGACACCGGAGCAAAGCACCCATCAGAATGTCCTTCGCTAGAAGCCACGTGTATTTCCTTAGATGGAAACATCTTCGAAAATCTTTGCTTGATGCTGTCGTGATCATCATGATAGTTTTGTGTTCCCACTATCATCCTATCCCCCAATCTCGTGATAAATGACGAGTTCATGTAATCTATGGGACTGGCCACAACTTCGTTTCCTTGTTGGAGAGCGAGGGTGAAAATGTCTTTGTAGAAACTGACCTTCTGGTCGAATACATATTTGTCCTGCTTCTGGAAATCTATCCATTGTTGGTGCAACTGTTCGTCCTGCAAAGCATCTCGTGTATCGATCTGTTTAAGACCAGCGAACTCCATCCACGCGTGATTCAAATTGGGCAATCCGGGATAGTAAAGTTCATCATCAATCATGGCCATGAAGTCTCTAGCGGCAATTGGCGGTGCGATATATCCGTTTGATATCTTGAATTGATCAAAATTCTCCGGCATGGTTGGCCTTATCACGTTGATATCAAATGATTCAAGGAAAGTGACAAGTTTTTTTATGTCTTCCTCTGTTTCTATGGCTAGCGTTTCGAAAGTCTTCCGGAGAGCCGGATCTTTGATGAAATCAAACAGCTCGGGAGGATAGGCACTGCCCACCACACATGTCTTGAGTTTGTTCCACTGGTGGGTGACCTTGAACATTATTCCCTCTCCAGGTCGCAGGTCACACAGTGAAAACCACCACCTAGCGTCCTTGATTGTCTCATTGATGTAGTAATTACCTTGAATCCGCAGTCCTCTAATTTCTTAATCAAACCCTCCTGTATCTCGTCAACGACGACAGTCTCTGGATCCAAGGAAAGCACATTCATTCCTATCCATTTGGATGCGTACGGGAAGTGGTGGAAATTGCTAGGAGTGACATCATCTACCCATATCTTTTTGTAATCCCGCATGAAATCTGGAAGCTGGTCTTCCTTGACCCTGGAGGCGTTTACCAACACAGTGTCCTTGTCCAACGCCAGCAGTGTGGAGTCGATGTGTGTTATGTCATGATCTACCACTCGCCACTTGACCACTTCGAACTCTGTTCCCACTTGTTGTTGTAACCAATCGGCACCGGCTTCGTTTGCCGAGTGAGAAAGGGAATAAAGTAGCCTGTCGTCCATCTTCAACACATTTGCCGCATCAAATATGGGATCTTGTTGTGTCTTAGGCCTGGGGGCCTTGATTATTTCGCATTCTGCCTCTGTAAGGAAAGGGTACAATTCCAATTCGTTGGCTCGACTGGAGAATGGAGTTGGACACTGGATAACTTTGTTCCCCACAGTGAGTATTATGTCTCTGGCCGAATAGGACCAGTGTGTTCCGGTGACCTTGGGTCGATACACTTCGATACCACGGTCTTCCATGATCGCTGACAGTCGCTCTAGGTCAATGCTGGCTTCATCCATCACATGTGAAGCTGGTTTGCCTGCTTTGAGAGTTTCATGGTACGTTGATCGAGCTATTCCTTCGTCAAATTCTTTGTCGTTGTCCGGCCATTGAAAATTTTCCACACTGCCCACGATGGCAGATCGTAACTTGCCATACTCGTTTTTGGTAGATATCTTCATGCACTTATTTAAGTGCTATTATAATGGTAAGTAAACAAAAATGAAGTTGGCCAGATACATCGACAGAGAATGGCACCACTACTGTGTGCGTGACAATAATGTGATAGACACACTGTTCTTTGACTTCAACGAGTTCAAAAAATCGGATGCACAAAAAAAATTTTCATACCTGCAGGACTTTGACGCCACTTTTGACTCACTAAAATCACTGGAAGAAAAGATACGCCAACACATTCCTGTATCGGACCATGTGTACGTTGGGCTGGGGGAGCCGTTGGTGCAGTACAAAGACGCATCCAAACACGGTTGGGACACAGAAAACAACATCGCAGAGGGACCTTACTATTACACGGACGATTTTATCAACAGGTTCTCAAAATCAGATCCAGTGACCTTTTTTGCCAATCTTGTTTCTCATGTGCCGTTGAACCGCCCAATATATTACCTTAATGACATGTTCTTTCAAGACAATAAAATTTACAGGAACTACAAGATATGCAGAAATCTATTAGGCAAACTCTCTAGAACATTTGACAAACGGTACCATTGGGAAATAATGTGCAGTCATAATGTTAAGTTGTACCAAGCACTCAAACGGCACGTTGTAAACTCTAAAACTTTCTCTACCTGTCACGCACTGGGAATCACTCACTGGGGACAGGATGTCATTGTGCCCTCAGACAAAAAATCTGGCGCAGAATCAATAGATCCAGGAAATCACAACATTAGATGCAGTGATTTGATAGATCCCAGCATTTACAATCAATCACACTATTCATGTGTTGTTGAAACTGTCATACCATCAGACAATAGGATGTCCATGTTCAGTGAGAAGGAGGCCAAACCCATAGTGGCCAAGAGACCATTCATAATTGTTGGCACAATGGATCATCTCAAGGCATTCCGGAGCCTGGGATTCAAAACATTCTCGCCTGTGATTGATGAATCGTACGACGACGAACCAGATTTTGATAAAAGGGTAGAAATGATACTCGATGCCATGGAAGCGTTGTCACAAAAAGATCCCATGGAAGTTTATAGAAAATTAGCGGGCGTCTTGGAGCACAATCACTATCATTTCTATAACAACAAATGGAACAAGAAACTATTGGAGGAATGGTATCAAGGCGAGATTCTGTTCAAAACACAAACAGAAACGATCATAAAACCAAGGTAAATCTATAAGAGTTAAAACCTTTTAGATTATTGATTGCTCTTTCCTGTGATCTGTATCACATAACGATCTGTTTCGCCTAGATTGGCCGCCATGTGTTTGGTGGAGCCCTGCCAACTGAACCAAGTGCCAGCCGGTCCAGTGCAGTATCTATCCTCTATCCAGAGCTGATGTCCCGGGGCCGGGTCGTGCAGGAATACCATTATGCGCACTATCTCATCAACAGTGGCCTTCTTGTTGCGGGAGTATGTGGGGTAGTTGTCTTTGTGCCAGGGCAGGATCAGTCCAGGTGTGTACTTGGCGAACGCATACACAGAATCCTCGAGATCAAAATGTTCTAATACATGACCAAAAATCTCATCCACTTCTTTGGGGATGAACACACCCTTGCCCACTTGCTCGAACTTGGGTATAAGGCATCCTATCCGGTCCTTGTATATGCCATAGTTGTGTTCTGGTGTGCTGAAGCCCTGTCTCTTGTCGGGATTCTCGAACCAAGGCAATGATTCGTAGTCTGTGGATTGCCAACGCACTGGTATGGTGCCTTGTCGTTGGTTCCAATCATTAAATCTGTAAGACATAATATGTGTAGATAATTATCAATGTATGAAGAAGTTGGGATTTTTTGGTGACAGTTTCTGTGAAAGCCGTGAATCACACAGTTGGTGTGTGTTGTTGGCAGAGAAGTTGGCACACCAAGTTACACACTGGGGCAGGGGCGGAGCATCCGTATGGAACACTTTCATGGAATTTGAGGCTTTGCTGGAACAGGAACAATTACCAGATACCATGGTGTTCTGTTGGACAGAACCCTACCGTCTCTATCATCCTTCGGTGCCATTGGCCAAGGGTGCGGTGCCTTATCCAGGGCCCGACCAGAACTTATTCAAGGCCGCGGACATGTATTACGTGTATCTGCAGGACTACAGGAAGGACGAGCTGGCCTACAGGTACGCCCTACAGTGGTTCGACCAAGAGGTGCTCTCAAAGGTAACCGATAAGAAAATCATACAGACGTGGAGCATGCGACCTTTCGAACTGTCTGGTGTGGAATGCGACTTGAAACTTAACACCGGAACGTTCATCAACGAGAGCATGTTGGAGTTCGCATGGAGAGGGCAGAAACCTAGCCCTGATTTCAAGTTTGACATCACACTGGCAAATCACATGACCAAACAACAGAACCAACAGTGGGCGGATAAAGTATATGACTTTATCTGTAGATAAGTTTGAAAAAACACACTGGCTCGCTATTGGCTCGCTATTAGTTCTTTTATATTCTGTGATTATGCGGAGTAGTCTGGCAGTGGTCCACCGTACTTGCGACCCTTGATACGTTTGCCCGCCACCTTCTGTGTCTTGCCACCTATCTTCTGCTTACGATCTCCGGTACGTTTCATACGTCCCTTGGATTTACAGCTCGAGATCCAAGATGCCGGCAGTTTTGACTTGGGTCGACTACACACGCCCGCTGGTGCTGGTCCTATGTTCTCGTCTGTGTTGTAGACTTCGTAGATCTTCATCGCACGTGTATTTAACACATCCGTCCACCCAAAGTTGATCTTGTGCAGAACAACGCACCTGTTATTTCTAGCATCAGTTCAAGCATTAGGTTAAGCATAAGGTTAACCATAAGCACTAGGTTAAGCATTCAGCATTAAGGTTAAGCACGGTAAGGTCAATAAATACCCGTATGAAGATCACTGAAGTAATCCTAGCGCCAACCAAACAGGAACACACTAGATCTAGTGCCACACGATCCAGTGCCATTGCGGATGACAAGACACAAGATCCAGTGCCACAGGACCTAGTGCCTGTTATGGTCAATGGTGAGATCGAATCACATCCAGACCATTCCGCCATAGCGGAGGGTGTCAGTCAGATCCTGAGGCGTACCAAGGGCAAGGCACCCAAGCAGGGTTTCAGGTGCTCGTCAGGACCAAGGAAGGGCAGGATAGTGGCCAAGCCATCGACCTGTTTCATGAAGACTGACCCGCAGAAGTCAGCCAAGATCCGGAAGAAGCGACAGATCAAGGCCACCCAGGCAGGCAAGAAACTGGCCCAGACCAAGCGATCAGGGGCGGGCTCACTGAGATTGAAGGGTGCCCAGATCAAACAGGCCAAGCAGAAGGGACCGAGCTTCCGAGGCAAGACGAAAGGCCGTTCACCCGTCAAATCCAAGATAGTGAGACCAAAGAAAAGGTAAAGTTGGCTCCTTTGGTGATTTTGATTACCACTTTATATTGTAGTTGATCTTGCCTTTATCCACAAGATCCAGTCACTCCTCACCCCAGCCACTTTATATTATATAATCTTACCAGGTTGACCCGATCCGTTTCCGTGCTATACTGAAGGATGATCACAAATTTTACAAAGGAGTTGACATGATAGAAGGACTACAGACCAAGAGCATAGAAGACATCTTCGAGGAGATGACGGAAACATACACCAAGGGCGACTACCTCGAGGGCATGACCAGGGACGGCGATGACGCCCTGATGACACCACAGACATTCGCGGACAGGTTCCAATCCGTGTGCATGGGGTTCGGATACCGTGAGGCGGAGATAATCCCGGCCAAGATGGAGATATTCGACTGGTGCCGTGACTACCTACAGAACCTGGAGAACAAGTTCAGATGATCAGTTCAATATTCGCAGGCATACTTTCGATCTTCACTGCCAGTGAAACCGTTGATGTGGGACACAAGATCATATCGGGTCTCAACACAACTGCCAAGATCATAGAGAAGACCGAGAAGAACGAATGGAAGTCCAGCCTACACGAAGAGGGCTACCAGATAACCAAGGATTCAATCTTAAAAATGGGAGGACTAAAATGACGATATCAGAAACTCATAGACACCATTTCCGGGTGGCCGACATAGGTGCCTGGGACTTGGACCAGGACAGGAGCATCGTGCCCGAGATCCACAATGTGTTGAAGCACACCGGGATCACGGCAGTGGTGGAGGGCGACGAGATGAACCAGGCCGCGTTCACGGTGTGGACCTACTCACCCAGAGAAGCGGTGGAGCAGGTGTTGAAAGAGCAAGGCATAGAACTGGAGGACTAGATTGTCCCACCAGATACACACGGGCGATAATCGAGACATACTGAAGACCTTTGACGAGAACAGCCTCGACGGTTGCGTCACAGACCCACCCTATGGGATGGCGATGGAGGATTGGGATGGTTCAGTGCCAACCACAGAGACCTGGCAGGAAGTGTTAAGGGTGCTCAAACCAGGAGCATTCTGTCTCAGTTTCTGTTCACCAGAACTTTATCACAGGATGGCCTCCAATGTGGAACGGGCGGGTTTCAGGATACTCGATATGATCAACTGGATAGTGACAACCAAGATGGCCAAGACCAACAGGCTGAAGCCAGCACACGAGCCCATCGTGGTGGCACAGAAGCCATTCACGGGCACCATAAAACAGAATTCGGACGAGTGGGGTGTTGGAACTATCAACATCGATGGAGCCAGGGTTCCGTGGGAGGGCAGGCCACCCACAGGATGGACACGAGGTGGACACCAACGGAGGGTGTTCGGCAAGTCAGAGACCCAATCAGACAGGGCCAAGGACGGCACGGTGGACGCCAACCCCGACGGCAGGTATCCCAGTGACGTGATGGGACACTTCGATCAACCAGACATACAGAAATATTTCTATGCCCCCAGGGTCACTAGAAAAGAGAAGGGCGAATACAACGACCATCCCACGGTCAAACCCATAAACCTTATGAGATACCTTGTGAGGATCTACACACCCGCAAAGGGCACGGTGCTGGATCCGTTCAATGGCACGGGCACCACAGGCATAGCATCGATCCAGGAGGGCAGGTCATATGTGGGCATCGAACTCAGTGAACACTATCGGGAGATATCGGAACAGAGGATCCAGGATCACTGTTCAGATCCCGCCAATTTCGAGCGATTGTTCGACTACGAGCGGTAGAAAAGTCGCATAGAAT